CGCTGTCAACGACACGTTGACAGGTGTGGACAGGTAACGAGGCTAGGTACAGAAAGGAGGTGATCTAGTTGGTAGAACCAGTTGGCGTAGGTGACGCGGTGCGCTTCGTCGACGCCATCGGCAACCCACACGTTGCTGTCGTTACAGCCGTGTGGGGAACCTTTGAGCACGGCGACCCGTCTCACGGCACCGCCGTTCCCAGTCTGAACGTGGTCTACGTCTCCGATGACGAGACCAAGTACGACACCTATGGGCGGCAAATCCTCCGCGAGACCAGCGTCGTTCACCGCTCCGCACAGGCGGCACACGGTATGTTCTGGGACAACCTGTAGCCGCCCTCTCCGAGACGCTGGCACCGATGAGGCACCGGTTGATTGGAGACGCTGGTTCAACTGGAGGTAAATGGTCTTTAATAGGTACAGTTCGAGCGAAGCTTTAGCTTCGTCGTGCTTTACACCTTAAGGGTATAAGTGTCTATATAGGTGATAACGATCCTAAGCATTTAAAGTAATCCAAAGCAGGTAAAGCAGGTAACGATGTCAAAGACCTCTCAGAGCTATAAACAGATAGACTCTAAAGTACAAAATATGGACTCTAACTGTCCTAAATGCTGGGCTATAAATAAGACCCGTAAAGTCCATGAAGGCTATCCCTACTGTTGGAGCCATTTAGGACGTGCTCAACGTTCAATAATCCGAAAGCAGAAACAGCTTGTAGTAGCTGACAGATTCGGGTTTTACACTCGGTCACTCTCTGACAGTATTAAACTCCTGCGACTGAAGGCAGAGCAGTCCAAGGATATAGGTGCGCTCTCTAATCCAGATGTTACTGAAGAACTTATTCTGGCTCGCTTACTGGTAGCAGACTTCTTTGAGAAGAACAAAGACGCGGCCCAATTACCTCTTAAAGATCTCACTGATGTCCTTAACACTATCTCCAAGATCGCTCGAACAGCTCAGACTATAACTGAATCAGACAAACACGCTTTATCCCAGGAGATGTTGCGTGCTATAATCAATGCGATAAGCCATGCCTTCCATAAAGCGAACCTCCACTCCACACCAGAAGAGCGGGCCACTGTCTTTGCATCCGAAATCGCAAGAGTATTTGCGGGAGACCCTATCGAAGAGTATCCTGCGTCCATACCAGCAAGAACAGACAATAGACCTTCTTACGTGGACGGCGAAGTACAGACGGTTTAACGATCAGCCTCCTCAAATTCTCCCCGCACTCAGAGAAGTCTACCGAGACAACCATCCTGATATTGTCATCCTCAAAGCTGCACAGGTCTTCATCTCCGAATGGCTTATCAATTGTTGCCTCTGGGTGACTGAAACAGGCTACGCTGGCAGAGGTAACGGACTCTATGTGATGCCTAATCAGGTTCACATGGATGACTTCAGCCAGGGTCGCATAGGTGAGGCCATCCAACAGTCTCCTTATCTTTCAAAGCGCGTTACCAGTAACCGTACCCGACTGCGTAAGATCGCAGGTAGAGCACTCTATCTTCGAGGCTCAGAGACAGTTATCCAGACCCGTTCTATCGATGCCGACATCGTTGTCAACGATGAAGTCGACCTCTTCCAAGAAGGAGCCGTAGAAAAGTCCAAAGAACGCTTAGGCTCCTCCGTCTCCCCGCTTTATCGCGCTGCCAGCCAGCCTACTTACCCCGAAGTTGGCATCGATGTGATGTACGAAGAAAGTGACAAACGTAAATGGTTCATCCCCTGTGGTCGTTGTGGTTACGATCAAACACTTACCTGGGATGACAACATCGAGTTCACCACTGACCTTCAAAATGTTCGTATCGTTTGCATGAAGTGTAAGAAGCCTTTGGACATCTCCGCTGAAGGTCATTGGGTTGCTGGATATCCAGGTAGAGATGTGCACGGTTATCACGTTAATAAACTGCTCTCTCCGCGTGCAAATCTGAAACAGATGCTTGCCCGCTTCTCAGCCGTTGAAGATGTTCAAAAACTCCAGTCTTTCTACAATGCCGACTTAGGTATTCCCTACCGTCCTCGTGGTGCTAAACCAAGCATTACCGACTTCGTTCGTGAGAACTATATCTGGAAAGAACCAGCAGGTAGGGACTCTTACATGGGCGTTGATGTTGGAACTCGTTTACATATCAGCATCATCGGACGTGAAGACTCTCTGACACCCTATCGTCTGATTGAACAGGTCTACGTTTCAGAGTTCGATGAACTTGACGCTATCTTTCGCAGATACGACCCCAAGTTGACAGTTATCGACGCTCGTGGAGACCCTCGAAAGACTCTTGAATGGGCTCAGAGATACCCCTACAAGGTCTATCGCTGGCAACACCACCCAAGCAAGACAGAGCCAGCCTGGAACGATGACACTCAAGAGGTCATGTTCGACCGCACTGCCATGCTCGATCTAATGTATGCATGGCTCAGAGCCCAACCTCCCAGATGTATCCTCCATTCACACATCTCTCCAGACTTCACCGCTCAGCTAACGGCGCTTGTCAGAGAGCTTGTAAGAAAAGGTGGTGACGAAGGTCGCTTAGTCCCTCGATACACGTCTGCACGTCCAGACCACTACGCTTTTGCACTGGCGTTTGCTATAATGGCGGCAGCAGAGTTTGGGTCTAGAAGTACAGCTCAGGTGCAGACTGTACACAAAGACGAGCTGGTTCGGACATCTGTTGGACGGATACTCCCACGTTGGACGGGCTCTGAGATAGCGAGGAGATCATGGCGCTAATGTGTGTCTGTAAGGACGTTGGGCTGTTCAAACTCTTCTGGACTATACAGGTTGCTGAAGGTATCACTGCTGTCTATCTATTCTTGATGCCGTGTGCGCGTTGTAACCTCTCCGCGTATTCTACCTGGCTCGTAAGAACTCACCCGAAGCTGTCTCAGCTCATCTCGAACTTGGTTAAACAGGAGACGGTCGTTGCCGCGACAGCCTAAGTCCACACCAAAACCTCATGTGCGGATCAGCTCAACCGGACTCAAGCGTCTCGGTGGGAGAATCTTTGAAGAGTTCCTTGCTGAGCTTAGGTTCCCACAGGGTCTTCGGGCCTATGATGAGATGCGCAAGAACTCCGGCGTCGTTGGAGGCTTCTTACGCGCTATCGAAGCCAGCTTCAGGTCAGTCCGCTGGTTTACTGTTCCCGCAGATGACTCGCCCCGCGCTACAGCTCATGCTGCATTTGCAGAGTCCTGTCGTCGTGATATGCGCCTGTCTTGGGCATCTTACGTCTCCGACTCGATCACTTTCCTGCCGTTTGGATTCTCAGCAATGGAGATGGTTTTCAAGAGACGTGAAGGTCGGCAAGGTAAACCGCCTTCAATGTTCAGCGATGGGATGATCGGTTTCGATGAAATCCCGCTGATAGGCCACGACTCGATTATCGACTGGGCGTGGGATGAGCAAGACGTTAACCGTCTATCAGGCATCTGGCAGATAGCGCCTCCCACCTACCAGCGGGTGATGATCCCACGTGAGAAGTTCATGCTCTTTCGCACCAAGGCTGAAAAGGATAACCCCGAAGGCGAAAGTATTCTGCGCCAAGCCTACTACGACTACTATTCTATGCTGAGGCTCGAAGCCGTAGAGTCGATCTCTCTTGAACGTACTGGCGCTGGTATACCTGTTGTGACACTGCCAAAAGGTGCTACGACCAAAGCTGATGTAACCTCCGGTAGCGACGAAGAAGCTGCTGAAGAACTCGTTCGCTCTGTCCGTGTTGACGAACAAGGTGGTGTTATCGAACCTGAAGGTTGGAAGTTCAGGTTAGAGCGGCCTAATGGACGTGTAGACCCACAGCTTTTTGACTTAGCTATCAAACGCCACCGCTCCAGTATGCTGATGTCTGTTCTTGCTGTCTTCCTTGAGCTTGGTACAGCCAGGGTAGGCTCCTTCGCTCTTGCCAGCCAAGGTCAAAACTTCTTTGAAGCAGCCTTCGAGGGCTACGTAATGTCCTTTGAGGAGACCTACAACGAAGAGGCCCTTCCACTGTTGTTCGCTCTCAACGGCGTAACCGATCTCCTGCCTAAGCTGACTCACGTCACTGTCGCAGGCGCAGATATCTCAGCTATCGTTGAGGCCGTCCAGCGGTTGACACAGGAAGGCTATCTTGACTCCACCGACCCGATGATTCAGAACTACCTGAAAGACCTTATTAGACTTCCGCGTGGTGACACTGCCAAGGAACTTGAGGATATCACCAGGCCCAACCAGCCCTCATCTAACGGTGCGAGCCCTGGTGGAATTAAGCGTGACGAAGACGAAGACGAAGAAGACGATAACGGCATCGCTGAAGACGAGCTTGTCCGATGAGGTTGATTCTCAAGCCCAATGTTGTTCTTGCTGAACCCGTAGAGCTTCCCAGTTTGGTCTTCCTGCCTGACACAGTTCAAAGAACCGTTGTCTACGTTATACGGCAATCAGCGTATGCGGACGTGTCTATAGGTGATAAAGTCCTCTGCACACCGCAGGCTGGCCTGAAGATCAGGTCAAATGGGAGTCGCTTCGTTCTGTTAGACGCTGGTGACATCCTTGCGAGGTTGGAGTAAGTGCCGTTCACGATACCTAACGAGCAAGACGCCCCTTTTATAGACCAGTCTGAGATCGACAAGGTTGATGTAGACATCCTCGTTGCGGCTCTCAAAGGCGACGGCGTTTTAACAGGTTGCGCCGTCGCCGCTCAAGGTGTCCCTGATATGACCGTTGCGGTAGCCTCCGGTACAGTCCAAATCGCAGGTGCGACTGTAACTGTTGCCGCAGGCAATGTCACCATTACTGCTGCTGACCCAACCAACCGACGTTTTGACCTGATTGTAGTCGATAGCAGCGGTGTAAAGTCTGCTGTTGCAGGGCCTGTTGCTGCGACTGCGCTTCTACCTGCTATCTTCCCTTCTGTTCCAGCGGACAGTGTTGTGTTGGCCGCTATCTTTATACCAGCGGCGGACGCAGCGATTCAGAGCAACCAGATTATAGGTAAGCAAGTGATCATCAGTGGTGCTCCCAGTGGTGCTCCCACGACGGCGGACTACCTTGTGGGTAGTGTGCAGGGTGGGCTTAGCGCGGAGATTGTTGTCGGCACGACCCCTGGCGGCGAGCTGGGCGGGACGTGGGGTGCGCCGA